TTGTGTGTATTCCTTGGTCGTGCCATCCTCAAAAGTGACAATTAGCTTTTGTTCTGCCCAGTTAAGTGTGTATGAGTCAACCATTAAATCACCAAATACGTAAATGAAAAGGCGTAAGCTAAATTAGTGTTAAGACTTGGACGAAGGCGAATTTCTACGCAATCGTCTGCTGTGTTTGCAAAAATTGACATATTATTTGCAGCGTAAGGTGTTGTCAAAGAAGACCCTGTTCCTCCGCATTGTCTGTTGGATGAAATAGCACTTGCGATGGGGAATGACATCTTTACGATTGTATCTGTTGCTGCAGTTGTTGCGTCAATACTAATTTGTCCGCCTACCGTAACTGTGTTGCCAACTCGCATATAGTGGGAAGTACTAAACGTCACAGCATCCACGTTTGTGTTTGTGCTTACCTGTGTCGGCACATACGTCCCGCTAAAAATATTTCCGTCTGTTGTAGCGGGCGATGTAACACTAGTGCGGCTTGTTTGAATGCCGCCAGCAACATCAAGCGCGCAAGCAGGTGATGCCGTATCAATACCTAAACGAACGTTTGCCGCATCCCAAAAGAAATTTGCGTTGTCTTGGCTGTAAACGCCCGACGCGCCAGCAAACACAACTGATCCGGCAGTAAATGCCGTAGCCGTTCCTGTGCCACCGTTGCCTACCGGCAAAGTTCCCGATACGTGCGTAGTTAGCCCAATCTTACCCCATGCAGGAGCCACACCTACACCGCCAGAAATCAACGCATTACCAGTTGCGACATCGGGCAATTTTGCCAGTGTAGTAGTTGTGTTGGCGTACAAAATATCGCCTACTGCATAGGAGCCAAACCCTGTGCCGCCGCGCGTAGCGGCCAATTCGCCCGTCCAACCCAATGTCAAGCTAGTGGCGGCAAGCAAAGATGTAGCTGGTGTTCCACCTAAAGTCAGCGTAACGTTAGTATCGTCAACTTTGGTCAGCGCAGAGGCGGTAACGCCAATAGCCGGAGTAGTGCCACCTGTTGATGTAATGGGCGCTACGCCAGTTACCGCAGTTACTGTACCGCCGCTACCAGTGGCGCTTAACGTACCTCCACTAAACGATACGCCCGACCCAATTGTGACGTTGCTAAAACCGCCCAAATTGTCGCCGTATAAAATAGAAGACCCACTGGTTAAAAAATTAACCGGCGGAACAGACGCAGTTAACAACCCTTCAACTTGCTTGGCAAGTTCAGCAATCTGCTCATTAGCCGATTCTTCAGTCGGCTGAATTTTAGTCGCCTCGACATCAATAATGATGTCAACCAAGTCTTCCTGTTGCGGCGTGGGCGGCCCAAGTTGCAAATCAGTTAGCGACGTTACATTACTGCCGCCGCCAGTCAGATTAAACAGATTTAAGAAAAACCGATACCATTCGCGCGAGATTAGCCCCGTGCGCTCGTCAATTAACGGCACGCGCGGCGGCGTAATATTTGTAATGTTAGGCGGGCTAGGCATTGGTCGGGCTAATTAGCAGTTCGGCGCCCATGATGGCGGTCTTGACCGGATCGGTCATCGACAGCTCGTACACCCGGTCGCGCAGCTTTAACGTCATGCCTAGCCGACGCCAGAACACCCGGCGGTAATATTCGCCGATCTTGCCAATCTTAGCGGTGTGGTAGTTAGACCAGGTGTGGCCGCCGTCGTCTGACCAGCGCAGCATAACCTCGGGGTCACTGCCTTGGCCGACATTTAGCCCCACACCCGACTCCACGTCAAGCTGCAAGCTGTGGTGCGCGGTACGCTTCAAGTTGTTCTGGCCGGTGGGCAGCGCCCGCCACGACCGCAGCCACTTTTGGATCTGACCGTTGTCGCTGTAGTCGTCCAGATCGAACGCGTAGATGTTGCCGTTTTCGTAGTCGCCAACAATCACTTCACTATTAAACGCCATCTGGCAGTTGCTGCGGTGCCGCACAAACTGGCCATTTTGCCAGCCAGCACGCTCATGCCATGCCTGCGTGGCAGCGTCGTAGACCCACGTCGTGTTAGCGTTGGGGAACACCAACACGTAGAAGCTGTGGCCGTCCTGCTGGTAGGTGTAGCCAATGGCGTCCGCCAGATTGCCGTACTGCTGGATCTGCCACTCCACTGCATGGGTTGAGATGCGCTGGCCGGTGTAGCCATTGGCTCGGTAGACGACACCTTGCCCACGAGCGTCCTTGCCTAACCAAAATACGCTGTTGTCGAGCTTGGCAACAGAATAGGCCGCAGCACAGCCAATCTCGTTAAACGCGCCTTGGATGCGCTGGAGCGGAAAGTCGGTGGTACCAGCGTCGTACCATACTTCAACAGAGTTGGTGCCAAACAACCAAACTTCCCGGTGGTCGACAATCAACGACACTAGCCCATCAGGCGAACCTTCAGCGCTGGCAAAATCCAGTGGGTCGATAGACGTGCCGTCCAGCAGACTGGTCACCCACACCTTTTGGCTGTTGGGTTCGTTAAAAACAAAATAGCCGTCCAGAAAGCCCACGGTCACCGCACCAGGGAAGTCGGGGTCGTTAATCTGCTGGAACGCAAGGGTAGAGGCGTTGTAAATGTAGCTGGGACCGTCGGCCGCAATAAATAGCTGCGTGCCGTTATCTGCCATGGACACCGGCCCCGTGCCGGTAATGGCGCCTATTAACGTAGCGGTGTAGCTGCTGTCGATCTTATACAAACGGTTGCCTGACACGACGTAGCCAAAATTGCCAAACGTCCATAGACCGCGAATCGGCCCCGAACCTACTGTGGCTAACAGTCGCAGTCCTGGCGCGCGCTGCAAGAATGCCGGTTCTTTGCCGCCCTCAGGAACAATCTCAGGGAAGAGATTAATCATGCGGTTATCCGCAGCATTGACGCTGCGGGCCACATACGCGGAGCCAAGGATGGGCGTTTTCACGGCTTAATAGTTACCTGCGTAGATGTTGAACCGCTGACGAGTCGCAACTAACGAATAAGGCATCGACATGATGTCGTCAGGATTGTTGATCCGCTTCAGGTTACGTTTAGACGTCATTGCAATCCGAACAACTTGCGGCGACGGTTCAACGCCAAACTCTGGCGCAAACTCCATAGCCAAGTTGTACACAAACGCGCGCAGGTAACCCGGCGGAAAATGTAACTGCGTAGCAAGATTAGCCGGTTGGGTCAGCTGCTGCACCGACACAAAGTGCCACTCCAAAACACGCGTTGGCTTGGGGTAGATCGTCATGGTGATGTCTGGGAACGTGTTGTTCACAAACATAACCTGCGGGTAGGTGCTGGTGACCGTCTTGACCGCAATGCCGTTGTACTGCTGCTGGTTGATCAGCTTGATGCCGTAAGACACGTTGGTCTGCGGATCACGGAAATACGTTGCATCGTCAATCAGAATAGGACGATTGCCGACGAAATCGCCGGTCGGGCCAAGGGTGCGGGTGATTAGATCCGGCGGCCAGTTGAACACCTGATCTTCAGTACAAAACACGGCCAGACGCTCCGTGTTCCATGAGTCGATCATTTGATTTAAAGCGGTCAAACCATCTTGCATTACCGAAGCTGAAGACGTTTCGCCTTCGGCCAACACACCCAACAACCGCAACGCTCTGTTGATTTGATCGCCAGCAGTAGTGGCCATGCCTGCTCCTTTAAGACGCTGCGCCTACAGGGGGGCGACCGCGACGACGTTTAACCTCTAGCTCATTGGTAGGCGCCGCTACTTCAGGCGCCACTACTTCAGGCAATGAAGGAGTGTCAGGGTCGTATCGCTGCCAACCGTTTTGTTCATCAGACTCAGCTTCCATTTCCATGTTGGCGATTTTGAAGCCGTGAACGGGGTGCTGTAGATAAATAATAGGCATAGGGTAGACGGGGCCGAAGCCCCGTGGTTTTACAGTACGTGGATTACCACAAAGTTGATTACAACAGCTTCTGACAACGAACCGCCCGAAAGATTGCGCAAGGTGATTGTGCAGCTTCCAGTAGATTTGCCGGAAATCCAGCAGTTGTACGCGCCAGCCGTAGCACCAGAAGAAACGCTCAAAACTACGACATCTTTGGCACTGATAGTGCTGTTGGTCAACGTAAACGAGACGTTTGTGGCGTTAGCCAAAGCGGCGTCGTTCATAGTAATTTGACCAGCAGACTTGTTCAAAGTTACGCCAGTCGATTTGCTAGTTGCTTGAGTTACGGTGCCGCTTGCTTCTGCGGTGTAGCCCAACTCGCCACCAGACATCACCGAGTCAGACCCGATGATGTTCTGATCTTCGTAGGCCACGCCGATCGGTTTGGTATTGGATGACATGGTGGTTCCTTTAGAAACGGGGGCCGAAGCCCCCAGAGTTTTTAGCCGATGCGATACAAAGTCCAAGTACCCACGCCGCTCTTACGAGCGCGGAAGATTTGGGCTGTGCCTGCAGTCGCAACAACAGTCATCAAACCTACGAGCGTCCAGCCGGTGTTGGTCACCAGTGTGATAACGCCCGAGCTAGAACCGTCGACGTTGACAACAGAAAAGTCAAACGAAACGCCTGGCTTATCGGAGTTAGGCAGTGCAGCCTCGAGAGCAGCTACGGTTGGCAGCGTGTAGCTGGCAGCCGATGTGCCGGGGCTACCCAGCAGAATGCCGTTTAGAACCTGATCTGCAGTCAGTGTTGCGGTTGCAGTTGCAGTAGCAGGAACGGGGATAACTTGAAAAATGGTTTCATTAAGGTTGCCATCACCAATCTGATAGCCGCCTGCGCCGTTAGGAAGTGCCATGATAATTTCCTTTCAAATAGAGTCGTCAATGGGGGCCGAAGCCCCCACCAGTGCTTAGCCCCAGAGGCGGCAAGCCATTTGCGGACGGATTGTGCTGTAACCGTACAGAACGTCGATACGGCAAGGCAGACGGTCGTTGTTGATGTCGTACTGACGAACAATACGCATCGAAATACCGTTGTGAACTTGGCGAGAAGCCATGTCCACGCCTTGTGGCATCAGCAGGTCGGCGGTTGCGAAAGTGATCGCATCCTTGTGGTAGACCAAGTTCTGGGCGTACTGACCATTTGCGTTACCCAACATGGTTACTACAGCGCTTGCTGCAGGCAACGAAGTAACGGTGGCCAGTGCTTGGCTTGCGGAATACAGCGCAGGGCTGATCGACAGGGTCGCAGTGGAGCTACCAGTTGCAGCGGCAGTCACGGTGAACTGCTGCAGCGAGCCGGTGGACTCACGAGTTTGTGGGTTGACCGCAAACACGCCAGCGATGGTAAACACGTCGCCCACGTTCCAAGTCTTCGACGAGCCGGTAAAGCTGATCGGCAGAGTCGATTGACCTTCGGTAGTAACGGTCGAAGTCACGGTGATGGAGGTGCCCCAATCGCCGTTGGTGTGCTGCTTGATCGACTGAGACATGTTGACTTCGTCAAAGCCCAACACGCCCATGCCCATCATGCCGTTCTTAAACTGGCGGCTGATGGTGTCGGTCGGATTGAACAGACCTTTCATGCCTTCGACCAGGCCAGCGTTAGCAGCCGGGTTAACGGTTGCGTAGCGTGGTGCCATCACAGCAGCGTTTTCGTTCAGCTTCTGCTGAGCTTGCAGCAGAACGAGCGAAGTCGATGGGGTGGTGCCAGGGGTACCAACCGAGTTGAACACGCCCTTGTATGCGTTAGCAACGTCAGCGTCGATGGAGGACGCGAGCTGCGAAATACGAGGCTTAAGAACACGCTCTGCGAAGTCATCCAACTGCATGGTGAGTTCGGCGGAGGTGAAGTTAACACCGATGTGCTTCTGCGAAGCAACAGTCAGGGTGGTGAACTGTTCGTTGTCGTCCTGCACTTGCAGAGCGGCACCGTCAGTTACCAAAGCGCGATCTGGTAAACGAATACGCAGAGTCGAACCGATTTTAGCGCCTTCAACGGCGAAAGAATCGTCGTATTGACGATTGACGTTACGAGTGATCACTAGGTTGTTCTCGAGGATTTCGAGCGCCTTGCGGGTGATCATGTCGATAGTAAGAATCGAGTTTGCCATGATAGTCCTTAAAAAAATTAGCGGTTACGTTGAGCTTCCAACTTCCGAATCTGACGCTGGCGCTCCGCTTCGATCCATTCTGACGTCGACATGTTCTTGATAGAACGTGGGTCGGTCGTATCGTAAGCCGGTGCTCCAGTGCCACGGCCACTAATGGGCGCGATCGGCGGTGGGGCGCTTGTCGTTTTCTTGACCGGCGGATTGTCGCTTAACTTAGCTTCAATCTTGCCAATCTCTTTGGCTTGCATATACGGCGACAGACGAGAAATACGATCAGCTTCTTTCGGGTTGGTGCCAAGGTAATACGCTAAGTCTGGCCCAACATCCGACGCTTGGATTGTCTCAGCCATCACGGTCGTGATCGGTAGGTTCGGGTTGTACGCGACTTGTTCAAAGTCCTCGTACTTGCCCCGAGCTTCCTCTTCACGGTCGTGGTAAGCCTCGAGCGTTTCCATGCGCGCGCGATCAGCTTCTCGCTTAGCAAGCAACTCTTCTGCCTTTTGAGCAGCTAACGCTTCTGCGTACTGATCAACCGACTCAAATTGCTCTAACGAAGGAGCTGGCGCGGGCGGTGCAGTTTCCTGCTGTCGCCGAGCTTGTTCTCTTTCCCACTTACGCTGTTCTCTTGCAAGCCGCTTGCCAATCGCAGCGTCTAACTCTTCTTGTGTGAAGGTCTTGGCTGGTTTTGGCTCTTCAGTTTCCGGCGCTGTTACTTCGGGTTCCGGTGCTGCCGTTAGTTCCGGTTCCGGCGCGGGCACTGCCGCTAGTTCATTTTGTTGCTCTTCTGACATTGTCGATTCCTAAAGAATCCTCGGTCTACTGGGCCGATACAGTGTTAGTGTTACATTAAGAATTCAGTATGTCAAACACCTAAATTGCCTGCGGCAATGAAAGTGTTAGCCATGAAGGGTAATTTAAGCCTATTTAACTTGGAATTACGGATGCCGATCCGTCAATTACGTCCCAAGCCGCCACATCTGTACTTCCTGAAGCGCGTAATTGGCGTTTATTGGTAGTATCCCAAACCATTAAGCCTACATATTTTCCGGTAGTGTTAATCGCTGCGGTTTTACTTGCTATTTGAGTAGCTGTAGCGGTAGGTGTATAAATAACACCCCAAGTTACCTGAGTTGTCATCTCTACCCCCTTATTTTAAGAAATTAAGCGCAAGTCGAAAACGTGCGCGTTTTGTAACAGTTAACAAAAAATATGACGTAATCATGCGTTAATTGTTCTGATATTAAATACGGTAACGTTTATTTTTTGTCGTCCAGCATTGCGCGAAGCGTTTCTACTTCATCAATTAAATAGCTGACAGCGGCCCAAAGGTAGGGCGTGCGTTTTCCTTGATCTACGCCCCATTCAACATATTCTGCGTCTTCCGTTCCAGGCGCGACTTCTTCACCATTCAAATACCAACCACCTTTTGTCGCCAGATCTGGGGACACCTTATAAGACGTTTGAGCGCCCCACCCTACTGCGTAACCACCACCCTTTTCAGGCGTCCAGTTCCAATCGCGAACAGGGTCTGATTTAATAATGTCAATGGCTTTTTGCGCGTCGTACTCACCAATAAAGTTTTTATAGTTTTCATTGGATGTAACTGCGTAGCTGGTTCCAGTTCCACTCGTTGATATATTGCCAACTTGCCCGTTGGCGTTATAAAAACGCTGGTGAAGTTGCGCCGAAGTTGCGTTGCGGCTTGAATCCAAAACAGAACTGCCATTAGCAAAAGTTTTACCGTTGCTTGCGCCCGTGTCTGAAAAAACATTTAAATCAAGATTATTGGTTGGGCCAAATACAATGCCGTTTGGAATCGGAACATTAAAAGCCGGAACATTGGTTACATCAGCTATAACCGGAGTAAAACCTATTGAGCTGTTTGTTTTAGCCCCATTTAAATTTAAAATATTTCCTGTTTCGTCTACTCGAACAGAATTTGTACCAGCACCAGATAAATCAGCGCCTTGAGCGTCTACGAGTGCGTTGTCAACTATTCTCAACGCAAATTCACCGCAGTTGGAAATATCTGCGCCAGTTAAAATTAAACGCCCGCCGAGCGAACACTGCGCACCACGGGAAAATGCGCCTGAAAAGTTGGCGCCTGTGGCACTTAACCAAGCACGATGACAATCAACGCCCCATCGGTTTGAGCCAGAGGCATCACCATCGGTAAAATGTAAAGAACTACCGCGAGAAGCAAACACAGCCGCATCAGAAGCCGCACCTACACGGTCAATCTGGCAGTTTTTAGCAGATGCTCCTTGCGCAGTAACACTTGAAACTTGTTGTACCCGCAAACCTTCAGAACCAGCATTGTCCCAAACCGAGCCAATGGCATAGAGCCGACAATTTTGTGTGTAGCAGCCACACATACCCGCATTGATAACACCACATCCTGAAGACACATATCCGTCAGAGGCCCCCATTTGAAGGCCCATGCCCATACGATTAACGCCTCTGGGCGAATTCATATCAAACAAAGCTGATATTTTTGGAATGGATGAATTAATAAAAACAAAAAGATTCTTTGTGCTTTCAAAACTTGATGAAACATCTGTTCCTATATTAGAAACGCCAATAAAATTAGCGTCAAGATAAACAACTGCGTCTGCGCTTACAATCTCATAGTTGGATTTAAAAACACCCTCTAACTTTAAACCGGAAGTAAGGTCGTGTCCGGTTTGAATATTGACCGTAATTTTTATTGTGGTGTTTTCTGTATATGTGTGGTCAAAAACATCTTGTAAACTTAACGCATCAGAAGGAATGTTTATAGTCGTGTCGGAATAAATACTGACTGATTTGTTTTCTAATTTTGCAGTAGCAATAGCTGTTTGCAAATCAGGGTAGTCAGCTACGCTAATAGTTTCCCGAAGTTTGTCTTCAACAGACCGCGCAACAACACTAGCGCCGACAGGCTCAAAACCAATCCAATCAGATCCGTCGTCATCTGCAATATCTTGGACGTTGCCTGTTTGGCCTTTAAAACCTGTAAAGGAAACTCCCGCCGCAGCTCCACCAGCAGTCGAGTTTATATTTGAAGTTGTAAATTTAACTTCAGCACCAACGTGAAGCCCTGCGTTAAAAGTAACAGTATTGCTGTCAGTTTCAACGTAAGAGTATTGTGCGCCTGGGCCATATTGATTAACCCCATCAACAAACACCGAAAGGCTGTTTGTAGCTGGTTGATATTCCATTGTGGTCAAATTAAATACTGTTTGACCTGCTGTGGCAGTTTGAAATTCTTGCTCGGTGGTAAAATTGGCAATCGTAGAATTTATGCCGTTAATGTTGTCGTAAGTGCCGATCAACACATCGTTGCTATTGGTAAAAACAAACTTGTACGACACACCGTCAGTCAACCAAATTTCACCACTTGGCACGCGGCCAGCACTGTCTAAAATAATAGGGTTGGTGTGCGCTATTGCGCCGGATGAGCTAGTGTAAGTAGCTTGGTTAGTTGTCGTACCTGAAGCATAGGTAAAAATCTTACCGCCGGACAAAATAACGCCGTTATTGTTAAAAAACTGGGCTGCTACGCCGCCGACAGGGGAGAGATTGACGGCCATGTTCTATCCTTATTCGTAAACGATTGTGTATTCGATAGTGTTTGCTATATCAATGTACAAACCTTTGGAAAACCAAATTCCAGCCGGAAAACTCAAATACTGAGTACCGGCGGTGACAGTCACGGTATTGGCAATTTTTGGGTCGCTGGTGCTGGCTGTTGCGCTATCGTACAGCGCAAACGTGCCGCTTGACGTTGTAGAAATAAAAATGCCGTAAAGCTTACCGCCGCCAATTTTAACCTGCGCGTCAGCGTTACCTTGTCTGTAAAGAGCCATGATTTACCTCAAGCAAGAAATTTCAGTTTGTACAGCGTTGACAAATACAGACCAACAATCTCGTCGATGATGTTCTGTAACGGAGTGTCCGACTTATCGACCACTTTATACCGCATGTCTTCAATCTCTTTAAGCTGATCTTGCAAAAACTCGATGATGTTGCCGGGCTTTTTGGTCGACTGCAGCGAAATAGCGCCAATCAGTCCGTGACGACCTTGGTAGGCTTCAGCAAACTTGTCTGCTAAATCAACAATTTCATTGTAAAACTTGCGTAGTGCCTTATGTTTGGCATAGCTACGGGTGTTCAAATGCACTGAATGAGCGACATCCCGGCCTAAAAACATCAACCCTACGAAATTAGCGCAGTTCATGCTTGCGGCTCCTGGGGCGGCACATTCATCAATTCCGGCGGCATTTCAGCCGATTCAGGCGGCATCATACCCATTTCCGGCGGCATTTGTTGCATTTCCGGCGGCATTTCTTGCATCGGCATCTCGCCCGGCAGCTCTAGACCACCCTCGCTCATTGCCAAGTCGCCGGTAGTCATGACGTCGCGCAACGTCTGCATGACGACGTCTTGTACCTGATCTGGCGTCATAGCGCCAGATACGGCAGACAGGCGCTGTGTCTCTGCTTGGTACGCCTTGATCTCGGCTTCGAAGTTCTTGCGCTCCAAGTCCTGCACCTCGATCGACTTGCCGACGTTCTGCAGCATCTGTTGGAGCTGATCCATCTCCTGCCCCATCGCCTCGATCTGCTGCTTGGCCATCTGCATCTCGGGTGAGTCGTCCGAACCGTCGCCCAGCACTTTTGGATCGATGACCCGTGCAAACCGCTCGGCCATCTCCTGCGCGCCTGGCCAGTCCATGTTCTTAATGAACAGGTCGCCTGCGACTTGCCAGAGCTGCGGGTTGGATTGCAGGATCATGCCCATCGCATCCAGTGCCTCTTGACGCTTAGTCATGTAGGACGGGCCAGTGGTCACCACGACGTCGTACTTACCGACGCTTGGGTTGTAAATCTTGTCAATCTCAATGCCCTGCTGGTTGACAATCTTCTTGACCGGCTCTTGTTGGGTTGGATCGAGCTTGACCATGTCAGTATCGCCATCCACACCAATGATGCGAGCCACACGCTGGGTGTCGTAAATCTTTGGGATTATGTCAACAATTTGACGGGTAACGTGCCGAATAGCCCGCGCCAGATTGTCCACGTAATGATAAGTGCCAGTATCAGACTGACGCTCACGCGCCATAATTGCCTTGCCCGATCGCTCATTCGATGTCGCTCCCAGACTGGTGTCGTACTGCCCTGTGGTCGACTTGATGTCATCCGACGCACCCATCTTGGCCTGAATCAGACCGGTCTGTGGCAGCGGTGGAGCTGCCCGCTGGGGCAACGGCAGCACGGCGCCTGAACCGTCGGTGACGTCCGGGTTGACCTCCAAATACGGCCAGTTCTGCGTGTTGGCCGTCTTCCACTGCATCTCGTAGCCTTCGAACTGGCCACCGTAGCCGATAAACGGCGCTTTCGGTGCCAAGGCCAACATTTCAGCTTCTTGGCTCGTCCAGTAGTTGTACATGCGCTGCGCATCTTTAGCGTTACGCACCAAACCAGAGACGTAAATCTTACCGTCGACCTCGAACTCGTTGCCAACCACGCGCACGACCGGAATCCACTTGCCGACCCAGTCACGCTCTTCCAACATCTCGTAGCCGTTAGTCTTGCACCACTTGACCCGCTTGGCGTGTACCTGACGGGTGCGGATAGGCTTGATGCCCATCTGCTTCATCTGCTTGGCCTCGGGCGAACCTTCAAACGCCGTCATGTTGCCGGGGTACAGGTTCAGTGTCGCGTTGTCGTACTCGACGTAGTAATACTCAGCGATCCGCACGGTGTCTTGGTTGATCCAGACCGAAATTGACTGGTCACCAATGCCCTGCGCCTGCAGGGTTGTCAGCGGGCTGGCGTCTGGGAACAAACGCTCGAATTCGGAACGCTGCAGGTCTTCGGTGATGAAGCACCACTTGGCATCCGCACCGCACGGGTCTTGAATAGTCGGATCCATGTAGACCGAGAACGAGTTGCGCACACGCGCAATCTTGATGTCTTGGTCAAACGTGTCGTCGTCGCAGTATTCCGTCAGGATGCGGATGTAACCTTCGCCGTAAGCGACTTGGTTTTCGCAGGCGGTGTCGTAGGCGACGTCGGCGTCTGAGATGTACTCGATGTGCCTGACCATGCCGTTGTAGATTTCGGCGACTTCCGGGTCGGCGTTGTCGTCAGCAGGAATAACTTTGCCGCTTGGACGGTTTTGTCTTTGATCATTCGTCACCTGCCGCACGTGTTGCGGCAGCTTGTTGATGGTCAGGCAAGGCCGTGCGTTGATCGTCTGGCCTTGCACTGCCCCACGGGTCGCCAGCACGTCGGCTGGCCACTGCCAATGGTTGTCGGGCGAACCGGCATAAAATCGCAGGTCGTCTAGCTCATCTTCCCGCGTCTCCGACATGGCTGAAAGCGCCATTTGCAGGCGCTTTCGCATGGTCGACAGCACATCTTGGGTGTCTTTCTTGATGTCGTCCGGCGGTGGGTTTCCGCCCACATCCGCGACTTTTGCTGCCTTATTTATGCCGGTATAGTCCATTTACTTCATCTTTTTCGCTGGTTTGGCGGCTGCGCGCTTGGTAGCGTACGCGATGGCCACGGCCTGTTTCACGGGTTTGCCGCTTTTGACCTCGGCGCGGATGTTTTGCTTGAACGCCTTTTCGGATTTTGACTTAACAAGCGGCATTTTACTTCCCCTTTTTGGCCGTTTTTGCAGACTGCTTGAAATCTTTCGCGGTTGGCGCGCCGGGCGAGCCGGGTTTGCGCATCTTTTCGCCGGAACCGGCCTTAATGCGTGCTTGTTTAGCGTGAATGTTTGCGTAAAGCCCAGGTTTGGTTGCCATAATTAACACTTCCATCGTTTAAGTGCTGCTTTTGCACGTTCACCGTCTTTCGCCTTGGCGGCAACGGCACCCATTCTTGAACAAAACGACTTCTTCCTGCCCTCGTCCGCCTTTGTTTGCGGGTTCGGTGCGGGTGCCTTCAAGTTCGAGCCGGTTGCTGCGTTGTACTTCGCTCGCCCCTTGGCGGTTAGCCCTGCACCCTTGCTGACCGGCAGCTTCTCGCCCCGGCCCACGCTCAATGACACACTTTTCTTCGTTGCCATCTTAGTTCCCCATCCAGCCAGTTGCAACCGCTGTCTGCTGATACGAGCGCGACGTCGCCCGTGCCACACGGTCTACGCTCGATTCACGGCTAGCTACCGGGAACGCGAACGTCACCGCTAGTGCATCCGCCGCGTCTGGCGAGGCCAGACCGCGCGACTTCATTTCTTTCTTGCCTTCCAGATAGATCGTCCCCGACGAGTCAGGCTTCTTCATCGGGCCAGTCAAGTCCGCCTTCAGTTGCCGATCGTTCGGGATGCTGGCTGTACGTAGCCAGTCCTTCATCAGCCCC